CTGGTGAAAGTCCGTTGAGGTGTCATTTTCATAATTATCTATAACGTCATTTACAGACGGAAATTTGTGTAAAGCTGCATAATGCACTACCAACCTAGGCTCTTGCTGAGAATAGTCAAAACTGCCCCATCTATGGCCCTTCTCGGGTATAAAAATAGACCTAATTAAAGGTCCAAGATCCTTGTTTCTAGCTGGAAGTTGCTGTAAATTTGGGTTTGAATACGAAAACCTACCCGTCACAGTTCCGCCATTATCTGACCTAATTTGATTTATGTCAGCATGAATCCTACCTTTATGTTCATGTTTAATTATGGTATCTATAAAAGTAGTATGAGCCTTATTAACTTCTCTAGCTTGAGCAATCATTCTAACTACAGGATGTTCATGATTAGAAATAAAATTTTTAGTAAAAGAAGGTGCCTGTGATTTTGCAGTTCTTTCATAAGATAAACCAAGTTTATCAAAAACTTTGGCAACACTTCTTGCTGCCATTAGTTGAACATCTACTCCTGTTTCTATTTTTATTTGTTGGAGTAAGTTATCTTCTTTTACTGTTAATGCTTGCTTCAATTTATGAGCTCTTTCAACGTCCACTTTCACCCCAAGAAATCTCATGTCTACCAGACAAGGAAACAGATCTGTTTCGAGTTCGAAAATAGACTCGACGTCTTGATGTAGTAATTCTTTTTTAAATATTTGCCAAAGTTCTAATGTAAGCTCCGCATCTTTTTCTGCATACGATCCAACATACATTGCTGGCAACTGCCACATATCAGCTTTGGGATCGAGTCCTCTAGACTTTGCTTCTTCATTTAATGCAGATTCATTTTTACCATGACCTAAATAATCCCAAGACAAACTATTCAAATCAAATCTAAATCTATTTTCATCAATTAAAGATGCTGCAATCATAGTATCAACTATCTGTCCATTAATACCAAGACCCATAGATCTAATCCAACATACATCGTACATAGCGTTATGAAATATTTTTATAGCGTCGCTATCTAATACATCTTGAAACCAATTTAACGTTCTTTTACGATCCATGTTTGGCCCGGATCCATGAGCAATTGGAAAATAAAATTTTCTACCTGGCACAGCAACCGCAATACCAACTACTTCACCATTACCAATGATGGCACCACTACCTTTAGATTTTAAATCTGGATCTCTTGTCTCTAAGTCGATTGCAATCTCGTCGTATTTTCTTAGATCAGGATATTCTTCTGGTTCATTCCATTCTGTCTGTGCTTCAAATAAAGGTACTTTCATTTTTTTGCCTCATACATATATTTGTTTTTTACTATTTTATTTAACCTATCTTTATTACTAAATGCATATAAAGCTGCATCATGATTGTAAGGAAATATTTCCCAATCAACTAAATTATTATAAATCTCTAAATAAAATTTATGCTTATTTACTGTAATAGTTTTACGTCTATAATTTTTTCTAGGCATTACTTTTTCTTTTTCATGTCATTTATTTTTAACATTTCTAGTTGACAATAATGTACAATCTTTTTAAGATCTTCAACCCCGCCTTTTCTTTGGTACCTACAAACGTACTTAATAACGTTGCCCTGGAAAAACGATAAATCATTTTTAGAAATAAATTCGTAGGGTTGAATAGGAAACTTTGTATAGTGATTCCCGCCTACCTGAGTATATTGTGGAAATGATTCTTTAAATATATCTTCTGTTGTCATAGTAAATATCCCTTTCGTTCTATTTTTGCCCTCATTAAATATAAGTTTCTTTTTGCTCTCGTACAACCTACATACCATACTCTGTGCTCTTCGTCACGCTTTATTATACTTTTAGTAATTGCTTCTCTTATCTTTTTAGCATTATCTAATACTAAAATTACGTTCTCACATTCACCTCCTTTTGCAGCGTGAATAGTAGATACTTTAATTCGTGCATCATCACTTAATCTTTCTTTATTTGACAACATCAATCTTATATAAATTTTGTCATCAGCTGGTGCATTATCAAAACACTCAAACCATTTTAAATCTTTTTTAAGTTCTCGGTTACCCATATATTCTTTTATATCCTCTAGTGCAGTGTCTGATACCTCTTCACCATTCAACCATTTGCTATGATTAATAATTGCTTTATAAAGTTTTGTATTGTAACTTTTTTGATGTCTGTTTTCATAATACAAACCTTTTACTTTTAAAAGATCACATACTTCTTTAGCTCTAGACAAAGTTCTAGTTAAGATCAACCACTTGTCCTGGTGAAGATCTACATTCTCTAAGCTATTGATTTTACTGCACAATCCTTCCTCATCTCTGGGTAAATAATTCTTAGTTGCTCTAAGTCCTGCGATTCGTGCAGTAATAATTTCTGACACATCTTGCACTGCTCGTGGAATCCTTCGAGATCTTGACAATACTTTTTCTGCAGCAGGTTCTTGAATAAATCTATCTACATCTGCTCCGGCCCAACCGTAAATTGCTTGGTCATCATCACCAGCTAAGTAAATATTTTTTGATTTAGATTTTAATATGTCATACAGTTTCCATTGTATAGGTGATAAATCCTGAGCTTCATCTATGAACACTACATCAAAGTTTGGAACTTTGTTTGGTTGCTGCACGATGTCATGAATCATATCTGTAAAGTCTACTAAGTTATTTATGTCTGGATGTTTGTAATGATTGTAGTTTGCTTCAATGTGTTTTAACAAATCAGGTTTTACATTTGTTGAATGTTCTCCTGTGCAATACTCATCCCATACTGCAATATCTTTTTCTTTTGCTTTTAAAATAATTTGAAAGTATTCGTTATCACAAGTTAGATAAGGTGAAGCGTCAGCATCTTTTTTAGCATTGACCCTTATACTTAATTCTTTTCCAAGATCATTATAATGATAATCTTGCATAACGTTTTCTTCTCTAAGTCCTAAACTATGAAAAGCTAAAGAGTGTAAGGTTTGAAAATATCTAAGTTGTTTCTTTTTATACTCAGGATTTTTTTTAAGCATTCTATCTCTTGCTTCATGCGCTGCTTTACGAGTAAATGCGAAGTAACCTATTTTGTTTACTGGAGTGCCTACTCTTATATAGGCCATGGCTCTTCGAATTAATTTTTCTGTTTTCCCTGTACCTGGAGGGCCATAAATCTTTGTAACCTTTGTCATTAAAGAATATCTTTTTTACTCTTCATCGGTAAAATCTCTATTTCATTTTCTTCTTTTGTAAAATTACTCATAGGAATTTTTACACATCTTACTGGATTGTTTGATTTTTTTTGTGTAGGTTTTTTAGGATATCTTTTACCATGTCCCAGTTCAGCTTTAAAAAAATCTATTAACATTTGTCCTGTCTTATCTATTTTAACCTTCCATTCTTTATTTTTTAAAAAATTATAAAATGGATCGTACACAAAATAAGCAAAGCCATCAGTATCTATTAATGTACTACCACTTCTAAATGCAGCATCACTTACAGCTGGAACACCATACACATAATCTTCTAAGTGTTTATGTAATATTTCTTTCGGTGATGTGCCTGGAGGAGCTTTTTCTGTTTTCATTCCTTGCCATAAATTGTCTAAAATAGTTTGCATATCATCGTCTTTTATTCGTGGTGGTGGAACAGGAGTGTGAGCACCTATTAAACGTCTAAGTTTTTCTTGGTCCATCATATAATTAATATCTTTTGCAATTATTTGCTGCGTAGTCTCACCTTCGACCTTGTCATTATAGTGCACAGTAAATCTAAATTCTGGATCTGGTACATGATTTATTTTAATGAGTGCAGACAATGTTGGAAACCTTTTTACTTTGTCAGACGCTACACCAAATTTTCTTTTCAAACATTCTGATTTAACACACATACTATTGATAGGTTCTTCTGAACAAGTATGGCCTGCAGTATCTTTTTTGTATGCTTTAATTTTTTGTTTTACTTTTTCATCACCCCATATGTTATCGTAGACAATATAATTTCTAGCACCTTCTAAAAGTTTTTCTTCCCAATTGTCAGGGTATTTCTTTTTAGCAAACACCATGTAGTTATAAATAAATCTATCTCTATAATCATCTAGTTTAGATTTTGATAATCTTTGTAGACATACCGGACCATCTATAAATTCATCTGCACCACCGGTAAGTTCTAGTCTAATTAATTCATCTGCAAATTCCTCTAGCTCTTCTTTTGTTTTTGTGTTAGCCTCGACGACTTTTATAAATTGCTCAAAGGTAAACTCTGTGCCATCTAAATTTACACCCACTCTTTCATTACGATTGTAATAAGGCAGGTTAATAAAATTACCATTGATTGGTTTTTGATCAGATCCTACACCAAGTTGTGTTTGTTTTGGAAATATTTCTGTTGATGCTTTTAAGTCAAATGTAAATAATAATTTGTCTAAAAAATTTCTTACAAAACTTGCTTTGACTGCTTCTTTAAAGAACACATAAATATGAAGTCCACCACTTTTAGATTTAACAGGTATTACTGGAATATTTTTCTTATCGATAATTTCTAAATACTTTCTTAAATCAAAGTTATCATACTCATCTGAATCTATATCAATTGCTCCAAACTTTGCGAGTCCATCATCATTGCAAGGTTGAATACCAATAGATTTTTTACCTGCAAGATGATCTATATAATCAGACTCCAATAATTCTTTAGCTGCCCAGCCATATTTTAATTTAAGTTTACCTGTAGAGGGATCTTTGTATGCAGAGTTTATATCTGCATAGCCATAGTCTCTTTTAAGACCTGTAAATATTTCTATAAATTTATTTTCCATCTTTCCTCTTTAGTAGGGGTGACTCTACTCTCGCTTTGCCACCCCTGTTGCAACTATTCCCGGAGGGAATTTTACATAATGTGAGCTGATCCATCCGAAGACTTCGCAGTATCTTCTTCGCCATGTTTAACTTGAACATCTCCTTTTGAAATGCTTTCAGAAAAACTTCTAGCTTGTTGATACAACGCAGCATCTTCAATTAGACCTATCTTGCTCACTTCCCAACCAAACCAGGTACCTTTGTCGTTAGACTGTTGTACGGTTTTTAGCTGATAAAGATGGCTAAAAGTTGCTGGTGTAAACATACCGTTCTTACCCTGCAACTTTATACTTTGCATCATGCTATTCCATTTTCTACT